TTTTCAGGCTCCCTTTTTTTGTGTAAGCTAATTCTGCTTATGCACTTACCCAATGGCTTTTGTACGTAAAAAGGTAAAAACTTTCAAATGGCCTGTCGAAGTAACAGAACCAAGCGAGGATCGTCCAGGCGAATTTGACAAGTGCGAATTTACGGCTGTCTTCAAGAGAGTGAAGATGTCTGAGATCAGCAAGCTCAGTGAAGATGAAGGCAATAATCTCTTAAAGAAGGTTCTTGTTGGATGGGAAGGCATCCAAGACGAGAGTGGCAAGGAAGTACCCTTTTCCACCAAAGAACTCGAGGAGTTTTGCGAAGATGTTGATTGGTTGAAAGCTGTTCTCAATAGCTACACAAGGACTTACGGGGAGGCTCAAGCGGGAAACTAAAAGAAGCTGCGATTTATTGGGCGTCTGGTGGCAAGCAGATTGAAGACAAGACAAAGGACGACGCAGCTGCCTTTGGATTGAAGCTGCCAGCGCCTAAGCCGAAGTCAGAAGAATCTAATAATTTTGAAGTTTGGGATGAAAACTGGGACATTGTCATGATGTTCCTCCGCATGCAGACCCAATGGGAGGTCAGCATGTCGGGCTACGTTGGATTGAAATATGACGTGCTTCTGGTTTCCGGCGGGCTTTTTGACCTATATGATGTGGAGAACCGTCGTGAAGTGCTAGAGGGTCTCCAAGTTATGGAATCCACTGCGCTAAGCGAATTTAGGAAGAAATCAGATGGCTAAGAGCGTTGCTGATCTAATAGTCGCGCTCAAGGTCGCTGGCATTGAGGACGTTAATGCTCTCAAGGGTTCGCTTCGCCAGCTTTCTCAAGCAAGCAAATTTTCTGACAAGGACATTGAGACGCTTTCAAGCGGAATAAAAAATTACACCAGGGTCGTTGGGGTAAGTGAAAAAGCTATTCGAGGTCAGATCACAGCTTTAAAAGGCGCAAGGGAACAGGCGCAGATTGGGGGCAAGGCTTACAACGACTTGTCTAGAGATATTGAAAGATACGAAAAAAGGCTGAAGTCTGTCGGCAGGACATCCGAGGAATCGGGGAAAAAAGTCGCTACTGCTGCTCAGCTTTTAGCTCAATTCCCAGCAAGAAAACCTTCTGCTTTTAACATTCAAATAAATCAGCTAAACAAGGACTTAGCTGATCTCAAAGTCAATACCGACGCCTATGTTCTTCAGTTACGCAAGATACAAGAACGGGAGGATTCTTTCCGGCAGGCTCAGGCACGTCAAGGTGTAATTGGCCGCGCTCAAACCGCTGCTGGCGGAGTAGTTGATCCCAGAGCCACTATAAAAATAGACGCTGCTCTGCCTAAAACGACAGCTGCGCTTTCTCTTGAAATTTCTGAGCTTAAACAAAATCTTCAAAATCTTGACTTTACAAGTGATAAGTATCGGGACACGCAGCGCGAAATTCTTAGTGTTGAAAAACAGCTTGAGGCAATTGGTAAAAAACGGATAGAAGTTATCAAAGGCGTCACTCATCAACAGCGCCGTGCTGAGCAAATGGCTGAACGCTCAAGAGGGCGCAAGCAGCGTTTGGGCGCAAGCCAAGCGCAAACTATTGCTGACGATGCCGCCTCTTTGGCTGCTCGCAGAGCTTTGCCCGGCCCTCCAGTTCGCGAAATTAGTGGGTTATATCAAAGCATCGGCAATGTTGGCATGTCGAAGATATCGGCTGATATTGACCGAATGGGAAGGAGTTACACCGAAGTCGCTAATGACATAAGAAGGGCAACATTAGCTTCTAATGGGAGCATCAATAGTCTTCAGTCTCAAGGCGCTAGTTGGCGTTCATTAAGAGCTGGCCTTGATCCGACAAGTAAGAGTTACCGTAAAATTGGTCTAGAGATAGACAGAGTCGATAAGAAACTTGCAAAGCTGTCCAAGACAAGCCGCTTTACTAAAGGTCAGTTTCTTCAAGGAGCCGGAGCAGTCGCCTCCGCCAGCATATTTGGAGGACCTCTTGGCGCATTAGGCGGACTATTAGGCTTCGCTGCTGGCGGACCGGCGGGGGCCGCTGTCGGAGGGGGTATTGGAGCTTCGGCGAATATTCTGGTGGACTATGGACGCCAAATTGCTGAGCTTAATACCCAGCTGAATCTCTCCAAGCAAACTCTTGCTCTTGCGGCGAACGGACAGGAAGAATACAACAAACTGCTTGGCATTGCTCGAAGCATTAGTAAGGATTATGCAGTTGGGCTTAAGGAAACTATTGGAGGTTTCTCTCAAGTTGCTGTAGCAGCAAGAGCAAATAATTTAACGTTAAAAGAAACAGAAACTATCTATAGAGGATTGGTTTCTTCAGGCATAGCTTTTGGTAAGTCGCAACAAGATATTGATGCAATTGTCCGCGCTACTGTTCAAGTTCTGTCCAAGGGTAAACTTAGCGCTGAAGAGCTGCAAGGGCAAATCGGAGAAAGATTGCCTGGTGCGGTTGCCAAATTTGCTGAGGCAACTGGGAGGACATTGCCTCAACTTGCAAAGGATCTAAAGGCAGGCACTGTCCAGATATCAGATTTTGTAGACTTCTCAAAGAAACAGCTGTTTGATTACGACAAGGTCGCTCAATTAATTGCTGACGGGCCAGAGAAAGCTGGAGCAAGGCTCAAACTTGCGCTTGAGGAGGCTGCGGAGAATTACGGTGGATTCTTCCAAAGGGCTGGGGCAGGATTCCAAGATCTTGGAACTTTTATTGTTACTTTTTTCAATGACAATCAAAAAATTATTGAAGACTTTGTAGTCGATTCAATTATTTCTTTCAAGAACTTGGCGCTTGAAGTCAAGCTTGCGTTTGAGGATATAAAACAAACTCTTGGCTTTTTCAAGCCTGTCTTGGATATGTTTAATTTAGGTATTGAGACGGTAAGCAAAGCAAGCAGGCGCCAACAAGCATTGAAAGCTGGTGGGTTTGATCATGATGAGTACACAGAACAAGCTGCAACATTTGCGAGGGAAAATATTGAGACTGGAAGTGAATATTCACAACCCCTTGAGTTTCAAAGAATACAAGAGTTGAAGTTTAACGAACTTAAAGGAGACGCCGTCCGCAGAGGGGAAGCGATCCTTCGAGAGCAAACTGGAGATACTGTTCCAGGTCGTGAACAATTAAGAAAGCAGTTATTTGGGGAATTTACGCCGTACTCAATGGGCAGGTACAAGCCAGGGGGCGGCACTCCTACCAATACAGATCCTGGCGGCACAGGCGGCACAGGCGGCACAGGACCGAAAGACATATCCAAAGCAAGAGCAGACGCATTAATTGCTGCCAATAACCTTAGGCAAAAAGGTTTACAACTTACGAAGGAAATGATTCTGGCAGCAAAGAGTGCTGCGCTTGTAGACGCTGAGTCTTTACTCCCTCAAAAGCAACGAGTAGAGATTAACAAAATCAACGTAAAAACCGCTAATGATATTTTCGCTTTGAATGAAAAGGTAAAGAGACAAGCAGAAGAAGATCTTAAAAAAGAACAAGAAAAGGCAGTCGCTCTGAACGAAATCAAGTTAATAACAGGAGAGATAACACAGGAGGAGTTTGATCAAGAGGAAATTAGGCAGCGAGCCATTGAGCTTACTAAGTTATTCCCTGGGGAGCTTGAGAAAGTGCGTGCTGCACTCGAAGAAGCAGCAAGTCCTTTAGGCAAGTTCAAGAAAGGATTGAAGGATGTCTTTGAGGCTGCAATGGATGTGAAGACTGCATTGGCTGAAGCTGGGGTGCAAGCTATCTCTAGCTTTGGTGACGCTATCGTCGACTTTGCGGTAACAGGCAAGGCTGCTTTTGCAGATATGACAAGATCAATATTGCAAGATTTAGCCAAGATATTCCTTAAGGCTGCACTGTTCAAAAGCATCTCTCTTATCCCAGGAGTTGGCAGCTTCTTGGGTTTGAAGAATGGAGCTGCTTTAGGCAAGAACGGCATTGTGCCTTTCGCCTCTGGTGGAATCGTTGATCGTCCAACTTTCTTTGAATACGGCAAAGGGGGTGCAGGTAATTTTGGAGTGATGGGCGAGGCGGGTCCAGAGGCGATTATGCCTTTGAAGAGAGGCCCTGGCGGTCGTCTTGGCGTTGAAGTTGCCAATCAAAACAGCCCAAGGGAAGCCATGTCGCGTTATTCGCGCGGTTCAGGCGGTAGTGGTGTTATTCCTTCTGATGGTGAATCGTCTGTATCAGGTGATGGTGGTGTTGCAGTTGCCGCACCAATCGACGTTCGCTACACCGTGGAACGTATTAATAGCGTTGATTATGTAACCGCTGATCAGTTCCAATCTGGAATGCAAAGTGCAGCGGCACAAGGCGCACAACGCGGTGAACAGAACACGCTAAAACGATTACAGATGAGCGGTAGCACCCGCAAGAGGATTGGCTT